CTAGTAAGAAAAGCAATAGCTGCCCCTAAAGCTCCAGTAACTCCCGTGGCAATAACCGCAACTGTGTTCCAAATTGCTAGCGCTGCATTTACCAGTCCTAATGCTGTAGCAAATGATCCGATAACTATTACAAAGTTTGAAAAACCTTCTTGGTGTTCTGATATCCAATTACCAATGTTTGAAAGAGTATCCCCTAGCTTTTTCAAGACATCTACTATGACACCTCCGGTCCATTCAGCTAGTGGTTTTAATATAGAGTTCCACAAGAAATCAAAAGCCGGTTTACAACCATTTATAATGCCATTTACGAGATCAATCGCTCCCGCCAACGCATCAAAGAATGCTGGAATCAGCTTTTCTATTGTAAAGCCTGCTAATGGCAATAGAACATTTTTATAAAACCATTCCAGACCAGCACCGATATTCTTGGTTAACGGCTGTATTGATTTCAACAATCCATCTATTGACTGTAACAAAGGGGTGAAATCGAGCTTTTTAGCCCATTCAGCTGTTGCTTTCGTAATATTATTAATATTTACTAGTAAACCTTCAATAATACCTAAAATACGTCTAAATATCGATTCACCGATGTTTCCAGTTTGCCACGCAATTGAAAGACGATCGGCCAAATTGCTAATAGTATTGTTGATGTTTGTAAATATTTCAAGAATATTTGCTGCTATACGTTCGCCCACTCCGTCATTCCAAGCGTTTCTAAATGATACTGCAATTTGATGGAGCAACTCTAATATAGAGTTGAACATATCGAAAATCGATTGGATTAATGCTGTTCCTCGACCATTGTCTTCCCAAGCTCTCTTAAAGGCACCTGCAATATCCCCAATAATACTTAGTACATCTGCCAAGAGGATTAGAAGATTCTCAACAAACCTTTGCCCGGTTCCATTGGTCCAAACTTCCATGAACGATTTACCTATCGCTTGAATCAATCCGACAACTTCTCTAAGAGCGTATTTCCATGCGTCAATGACTTTTTGACCTTGTGCATCCCAGGCTTTTTTTATAGGGTCAAAAAGTTGAGACATAATATCTTTAAATTTTTTGGCAAAGTCCGTTAACCATTTGGGCGTTTCTGGAACTGTTGCTGAACCAAAATCAGCCCAAGGCGCTTTACTCCCTCCAGCATTAGGATTCTTAGGTTTCGAAGGAATTTCTTGCGGTACAAAAGGGTCCGAGAAATCTTCATCAGAGTCATTGCTAAAATCTAAAATATTTAATTCGTCAAACCCTGCTAGTAATCGTTTATATTCTTTGACTTTTTTTCTTGCCGCTTCAGTTTGGTCATGTTGTGCTTTTAGTTGCTTATTAGAATCACGTATGGATTGTGCCATCTCATCGTATCCGTCTGATGCATCAGATGCAGCATTACCCGTATCATCTAGGGCTTGCACGTTGTTCATTAATCCTTGCGCTCCATTAAATGCATCGCCGATGTTCATTCCGAAAAGCGTGGATATAAATCCAGCAATGTAGCCCGTAACTTTAGCTAATGCTGACATTAATGCATTTATCGCTGGTAACGCTGCTTGGTAGATTGGATAAAACGCCGTTAGTAAATTGACTTTTATTTGATTTAAACTAGCTGAAAACTGTGCGTTCGTTTGTAACGCTTTAAAAAGCCCTCCTGCTAGTGTCATAACTCCTTGATACAAGAAAGTGAACAAGAACAACTGTGACCATAGCATTTTCATGGATCGGCCAAAACCGCTCATACCCTGAGACATTCTAGATGTTCCGTTAGTGACTTGCTTTGATTGTCGATCAAAAAGATTGCCAAAACCACTGAAAGAATTACTTACAAGATTTTTGAACCTAGAGAATAGCCCTCCAGATTGTCTCGTTGATCCTGAAAGGTTTCTCATCCCATTGGCCGCCATACGTGCCTTAACAGGCTGTTCACTAAGTTCCGTGTTTACACCAGACAAGGCTGTCTTTAAAATGCCCGATCGATCTTCCAACTGAGCATATGAACGTTGTAAAGCATCATTGTCTGCAATCAACTTCTCCATTTTCGCTGATTGTTTGGTTATCGCTTCAGCAGTTTTTGTTGATTGTGGCGTATCTTGAATGCCTGTTGCTTTCCACTTGCCGGATGCAAAGCTTCCTGTTTCTGTTTGTTGCATCTTCATTTCATTTTTCAGCGACTTGACTTTGGCTCTCATAGACTCGATTTGACGTTCGTTGCCTTCCATCTTCGACGAAATGCTTGATAAGGAGTTGGGGATAGCGTCATACTCGGATTTTAAGCCTCTCACAATTGATTGCGCCTGTTGTTGTGACTTGTTCATCTGAATTTGTGCTTTGGAAATTTGTTCGCCTATTCTAGACTCACTTTTCGTATCACCAGATAATCGAGCACCGTTTTTATTAGCCTGCAAATTAGAAATTCGTTGTTGTGCTGCTTTCGCTTGCTGCATTTGCGTGTTCACTTTATCAACTGCCGTTTGGACATCTTTCGTCATTTTGACAGCGCCTTTAGAGACACCTGCAGAAAGTGATTTTCCAACTTCTTCACCATTGCTTGACGCAGACTGATTCATCCGCTTCAACATAGAATCAAAATTTGAATTCATTTTCTCAATTTGCTTGGTAAACTTATCGAACCCTTTAGAATCCGATAAGTTTTTTTCTACCGCATCCATTCCTTGACTAGATGAACCTTTGACTCGACTCATCATTGAGTCCATCTTTTGTTCAAATCGAGCGACCTTTTCCTCAATAGGACTCAGGTCGCCATCGAAGACGACTTCAAGTCTATCCAGTTCCATGATCTATCCCCTCCTTTTCCTGTTTATTTTTGCGTTGTCGGGTAGCCTTGATTAGTTCCGTCCGTTCGAGCATACGCGCTTTATTGATCTCCCATGCTTGTGGTTGATTCGTCGGTTCTTGCTTATCTTCCTTTTTCAAGAATGGATAGTGTTGATCTGGTTTAGGCATTTTCTTCGGATCATTAAAACCATATGCATTCAATTGTGCTGCTTTATAATCCATCATGGCTTTTTCTTCTAGCTGCTGCTTTCTAATCGCAACGTTTGCTTCAGCTTGTAGAACAATTTCTTCATAGGTCATTGACCAGTATTTTTCCGCAGGTATTCCAGCTTCTACTGCTTTGGGATACATCTCTTGGAGCAAATCAGAAAAGGAAGAGAAACCTATACTAGACTCTCTTCCTCGTTTTTCTCTTCCCCAACTAGGTCTTCTTCGTCCGTCGTTTCCGACTCGAAAAAACCTGCCTTCTCCATCAATTCTTGGATGACTTCGAATAGCTTCATCATCGATCCGCCCTTAGAAATATATTCATCATATAGTTTCGTCATATCCGCAGACTTAATGTTTGCTGTTTGGTTCGCTGAATGCAAAATGGTTAGCATTTCTCCTAAGCGAGGCATTTTCATTCCACCGTTACCAGTCATCATAATTCCGAACAACGATTTTCCTAATTTCTTCTCAATGTCTACAGTCGCACTTCCATCTAGTACAAGAGATAACGTTTTTGCTCCAAAATCCACTTTCATTGGTTTCATATTGTTTTTTCCTCCTAAGAATTAAATAAGGCCAGAGAATTATCCCTAGCCCGTATAGTTTTCGTTAAACGTTTACGCCCAGTCCGGACCATCTGAAACTGTAACAGACAGGGTAAATTGATAGGCTCCGTTTACTTCACCTGATCCCATTTTCACAGTCACGCCGCCAGTAAATGTGCAGACCGCTCCGTCTGGGTACTCCAATTCAAATTGCGCTTCTTTTCCAGAGGTTTGAACAGCTTTCAATCCAGAGAATACGGTTTTGTCATATAAGAAAGTGAACTCTAGCGAATCCATATCTTGAATCCCCGAAATATACTTCTTATTAGCATCTTTTAATGTCGTAACATCGACTTGTTCTGGATCCCCTCCAATTTCAGGCACTGCCTGCAAACCTTCGATTTCTTTGAAAGTTGCGCTTTCACCTGTTCCTTGCTTCATTGAAAGCTTTGTATCCTTAGTCAACAACCCGGCAAATAATTGTAAGTTTAACGGTAAAATTGTTTTCTTCATGGTATTTCCTCCTAATTATTGGTATACAAAAAGCGTTCGGTTATCTACCACTCCTCGGAATGTTAGAATCGAACGCTTCAATGCATCTTGATTGCCATCATCACTGGCTATATTTTTAAATCCTATTTCTTTCAAAACTTTGATTATTTCACTCTGTATTTCTGATAATGATTTGTTTCCATATAAATCAACTTTTACTGTCCATTCAGTTAATGCTTCGTTGTCGGAAATATCTTTCTTGTGTGGTTTTGCTTTTGTCGAATAAATTGCTGCAGGCATTTGCGACCATGTATTGGGATATTCAGCAGATACGAGCTTTAGCTCAGTAACCTTTTTCAACTGAGTAACAATATCAGACTTTATGTTATAACGCTCTGTCATAGTTTTCTCAGTCCTTCCTGCACACGATCTTTATAAATGTCAGCAGCCATTTCAACTACTTCTTTCATTGACGGATATAGCCAAGGCCTAGCCGGCTGCCCACGAGTCATAAAGAAGTCTTGACCTTTGATAGTTACTCTTGGAATGCCGTACACTGTCTCAAGATCAACTGGTGTTTTATGGACAGGGATAAACCACCGTTCAGTTGTATAGACTGGATTGACTCCTGGTGGCAAATCTTTTGGAGATTCGGCCCCAACAGGTCCAGTACCAAATTCACGAAACAACGCTTCAATCTTGTCTGACCACACACGACCGATTACTTTGCCTTTACCATCAATTACGACTTCTTGTTTTGGAGAGCCGCTTAATTCGCCTGATCCATACTTAATTGACGATTGCAGACGACTTGATGCTCTCGCTACTGTTTCATCTAAAATGTCAAATGTTGCTTCGAAAACAGCATCTTCCATCACTTTTGGAATCGCTCGTATTTTCGACATCAAACGGTCAGCACCTCTGAACTCAACGCCCATCTTCATCACCTAGTTTCTTCAAGGTCACATTGCAATGAGTGGAAAATGTTTGAATGGCTACAATTTCATAGTCTGGTGCTTTATCTTTACTCACATAAAGACATATGCCATCTTTTTCATTTTTCCCTTCTTTGATTTTGTCGCCCTGATATTTACAGGACTTGATGTAAGGAAGGCTTTGACCATATACAGAAGCCATGACTTGTCCGCCCGCAGATTGAACATTCATCTCTAGTTCGGTGGAATCGTCGGAAAACCCTGTTTGAGAGTTCCCTTCATCATCCTGACCAGTCAGACGTTCCTTATGGAAAACAGTTGTAAGATCACGTTTCCTTAGGCGCATAGAAACTCACGACCTTTCCCAATCGGTGATTGTTCAGCCCGGATTTCAATTTATCAGGAATATCAGTAATGAACGTGTGAGAGATACCACCTTCAGAACGAGCAGTATCTCCCTCATTTCCCTCTTGATTCCAAGTAATCACGACCAGCTGGCGGGCATAGTAATAAAGCTGGTCATTCATCTGTTCAGTAGTGCGACCAGTGTAATCAAGAATGAGGATAATCGCATCCTCTAGCAATGCTTTGATTTTAGTTCTCTCCTGTTCTTGAACACCATCAAGGCGATTCATCAATACATCTGTGTGTTGTTTCAGCAACTCCTCATTCATTTTATTCACCTCTTATTCGCCGCTTCCGCCTCCACCAGGTACGGTAACATTAGGAACATAAAGTTTATGTTTAAATTGGACAATTCGAACATTTTTAGGTTCATAAACACGTTCCCAGTTTGCTCCTGTTCCTAATTCAGCATTTGTTGGTGAAGATCCTGCAACAGAACTATTTTTAAATTTCACTCCACGAGGGTGAAGAATAAAATGTTGACGGTTGATTAGAATATCATCTCCTGCCAATGCGACACGATCAGTTTCAGTTGGAACTGGTGCAGCGCCATTTCCTAAACCAATGGCACCTTGTCCAAAGATATAAGACGTAAATACATCTCCGTCCACAGGCATGCCATCATCTACGATTACTCGTTTACCCATGTAAGTTGGAATAGGTTTATTCTCAGAATCCAACGAAAATTCAATTAAGTTCTGTTTCCGAAGATTCGCATAAACGGAAGAATGGACCCCAATAGCTGTTAGCTTTTCTTCTGCGTCTCCTAGTTTGTAAGAAGCATCTAAGAATGTTTCCCCAGTAAACGCAGCCGCATTCCCTGTTAACGCGGAAATATCTAATGAATTACCAGTCATTTTAGTTCCAGAAGCGGCATAGATTCCTTTTAAAATAGAAAGTAACGTTACTTGCTGACGGCGGGCCCAATAAGCAGCCACCAAATCTCCAATAGCCCGCATTGGATCGTCACCAGAAAGTGCTTTTGCCAAATCGTTGGCCTTCCAAGCCTTACCACGCATTAAGAGAACCGCAACGTCTTGGCTGGCAACGATTTTATCAGTATCTAGCGGATCAGTGTCAGATAAAACTTCATCATCCCCAGACAAATCTTGCCAAAATGGCATATTGATCAATTTACCTCCAGCTGTTGCAAGTGCGTCGAGCTCAGGATTTTTAGTAACGATTCCAGATTGATATAAAGCAGATAATTCTGCTGTACGTTCAATGACGTATTTGTTAAAAACTTCAGGTACGATGACATCTTCAATTTTTGTCTTTGCGGCAAATAATTGAAGATCTATTTTTAGTAATGATTTTTCCATTTTAATTCCTCATTTCTATTTTTTGTTTGCTAGTGATTGCAATGCTTTCGCACGTTCCGGATCTTCTTTAAATAAGCGCCCTTGCTCAGTTAAGTTTAAAGTGTCCTTAGCAAAAGGATTCGCTTCTGTCTTGTTCGAACCAGCTCCCAGCGGATTGTCTACAGAGTCCAATAGTGCTTGGTCAACGGCTACTTTCAAAGCTTTGTCCCATTCGGATTTGAATGACTTCACATCCTCAATAGCTTCTTCTGCAGTGTTCCCTAGTATACGGGAAGCTAGAATACTTGGAATTCCAATTTCTTGAAGCTGTTTACCCTTTTCTACTAACAATTGTTCTTGACGGAAAACCGCTTTTTCTTTTTCAAACTCATCTTTTTCTTTTTGAATGATAGCTTTTTGGCGTTCCTCTTCAGAAAGTTTTGCAAGTCGGGCAGCTTCATTTTTTTCTTCTTCGATACGTTGCTCGATTTCAGTCTTTGATTCTTTTTCCCATTTATTTTTTTCTGCTGCTATCATTTTAGCGATATCTGAACGCGTAAAAGTTTTTTCCTTCATTTCTTCATTTGTTTCGTCCTCCAGAGTTGTTTCTTCGGCCGCCAGTTCATCCTCTGCGAAGAGCTGAAGATTCCAAGAAATAATTTCCTTATTTTTCATTCATTTTTCCTCCAGTCATTACGTGACTAATCGAATCTCGTTTTACGGTCGGCACCGAAACAGCTACAATTTATAACGCCCTGAGCAGTAGAGGGCATAATAAAAAGCCTAGCAACAACTAGACTTCCATCTCTTGTATTAAATATCCTTTAGTTGTCAATTATTCCTCTTATCTCGATACTTCTTTTTTAAATCTTGCCATCTCTTTTTATTCCCGTACTTGATATCTTGATAATCGTCTAATGTTTCAGGAGTTTCAACTTTCCCAAGAACACTTTTGAGTTGCTTATATTCAATTAAATCTTTCTTTCTATTAATGACCCTTTTCTTCTGATTTTCTATCTTTCTATCAGAATATTTTCCCTTAAGCCGTTTCATCCAATCATCGTAAGTATCACGTTGTTCAATTGTCATTGTTTTATTGGTAAACGGATCATTTGCTGTTCGTTTGCCTGCCAGTGATCGTTTTCCAATATAAGCAACAGCTATCGTTCTGCACCAAGGATGAAACGGTGGGTATGTTCCGGCTGCTCCATTAACAACAGCTTCGGAAAGAAGATAAATCTTTCCGTCTTTGCCCTGACAAATTTTTGAAGTCCTGAAATCTAAAACAGCAATAAGTCGATACTCTTCAACACCTCTGTCTTGCCACGCTTTAAGCTTTGCTTGATTCGCCATGTAATTGGCCTCGGTTCGTATTAAACGCTGAGCAACGCCAATTGAGCGGTCAAATTCTCCCGCTATTGCTCTAGCCATTTCAAACTCAGACATGCCCGTCATAGATTCAACAGTGAACAGCTCTTCAAGACGTTTTGCCAATGCTTCAGTATCTTTCCATAGCCGTTTTGAATAGTTCGATCCGTGCCAATGGGAATCAAGGATGTTCTTGGTGTACTTAGTGGAAAGCTCCTTAAACTCATAATCAGTTTTCCTGTATTTAAGGTCATTCCAAACTTCAATTGGTACTCCACGCTTTTTAGCTTGTCTAAATGTCTCTATTTGTGAGTCATACTTTTGACCATCCCAAACATTTATAATCGAATCGTTCTTCGCTTGCTCGATTTGTTGAATTACTGCTTCTGCCGTTGCTTCATTATAAGAATCATGTATGACATCAATATAGAAGTCGGTGGACTTGCTCAGTTGTACATCAGCAATTTGTTTAGAAACTAAAAAAGACTTAGCTTTCAAGTCTTCGGCTCTTGTTATTCGCTCTTTAAACGCTAGACCGTTCAATCGTTTTATTGCTGATTCTTGAAGATCAGGATTAGATACATCATCAGCAAGTTTTCTGAGTTCTACCAGTTCGTCAGGCTGTACAGGTTGATTAAGCAAGGCTCTCGTTTCTTCCTCATCCATTCCTGACCGTTGCTTTGCTCGACTGAATAAATTTCTTGCTTGTCTTGTTAAATAGCTCTGAGCTTGACGGTACGCTGATATAACTTTTTGTTCGACTTTTTGTGCAGCATCGTTAATTTTCTTCTCTTGCTTGATGCTTCGATCGAGCCAATAAGAGTCATCTTGTTTTTGTTTCTTTTGAGCCATTTAATCAGCTCCAATCACCTCTACCGAAACATGTTCGGGATACTTTTGCTGAATATCATACAACCCGCAAAGCAACACTTCTACTAATACGTTATCAATCTCATTAGGATTAAGAATTGACACTCGTTGATCGTGTAACTTCACATAAGATTTACATAGCATCTGATTAGTAATCGTAATAAATAATGCTGAAACACCTGCACAAACAATGTCCTTCCCTGGTTCAGCAAAATAAGCATGACCAGTAACTTCATACTCAATAAATGAATTGTTATTCTTTTTGAAGGTTGCTTTGATCATCATCTTCCTCCTCTGGCGGATCATCCAAATCTGAATTACTATCTTGCGCTTGAACTCCCATTGCTTTTTTCTGAAGTTCGATCTTTTCCTCTTTTTCGAAATTCAGTTGTTCAATTACTTCGTCCACATCGTCAATGTCCGGCAACCAGCTAAGCAAAACTTTTAGCGGTAAAATGCCCGCATTATATGCTGCTACAATCTGATTGATAATATCGCTAGTGTTGACTGGCAAATTAGGTTTTAACTTAATCTTAGTACCTGTTGTATCTAATGATGAATCCTTAATTTTGAGGATATTTTCGAACAGTTGCAGGCGCTGTCGTAACCCCTTGATCATATAACGTGACTTAACTGACATAAGTTGCAATAAACCAAATAACTTATATTTCATTGCTTCTCCGCTAATATTTCCAGCAAATTTTTCATCGTTCATATTAGGGACATACGTTACCTTATGGATATCATCTAAGATCGCTTCTCTGAGAAGGTTTACCCCGTCTTCGTTTAGTTCCTTTGTTAGATAATCTGCAGCAACCTCAGATGGTTTAGCGCTTGTTTGAAGCATTTTTTCGCTTGCCAACTTCGCGCCATCTCCATCTTGTAATGTAAAACCACGGATAAATAGAATTGCGTCTACAAAAGCTTCTTTGTCATTCAGACGATCTGATTCGAGCAGATTATACGCATCGATTAATGAAATAGCTTGCTCAAAATCACCTTGTTTCTCCTCGTTATTCCGGTATTCAATAACCGGAACCTTTTTGAAAAAATGCTGTTTTGCATCGATTAATAAATACTCACCGAATTCTCTCGATTGTGTTTTATAAGTGATAACACGGTTGTCGTTATAATACTTTACGATATAATGATCAATTCCGCCTTGTAGGTCGAACACTGGTTGGTAATGCACTGAAAATAGAGGATTCTTATCAACGGTATCATCTGTAACTAAAAAGATTCCTCTTGGATCAATACACTTAATACGCATTTCGGTTGTATTTACTTCTTTCCCTCTCGCAAGATAAAGCAGTTCATAGGCAATACCAAACGTAGACAAATCTTTTTCTAGTTCTGTGTCATGCGATACGATATCCAACTCGTCAAACGCATCTAATACAGGTTGGATATTTTTGTTTGCATCTGAAACATAGGAGATAGGATTTCCAACCATGAAACCAACATTCATATCAACTACATATTTCGCATGATTGACAAGTATTTTGTTATTAGGTGCAGCTTCATTTTCTTTTTTACGTTTCGTGATATCATGCTTGCCATCGTAATAATCTGATAGTTTTTCTAACCGTCTCAACATTTTCAAATGCTCTTGGATGCAATAATTAAGCAGTTCAGCAGTTGGATTGTTTAAATCTCCAGCTATTTCTCTGTTTACAACAATTGCCATTTTCTCACTCCTTTAGTTAAACCCGAATTGTACTTTATTAACAATCTCAGCTGTTTTTGCATTCACTACTTCATTTGTATAAATTGCGTATCTCAAAGCATCTAAAACATCATCAAACAGTTTAATAGGTTCGCCTTTCTTTTCATCCCAAACATATTGATAAATTTCACCAGGGAATTTGCTAACTTTATCCCTACAAACGAATAGTCTGTCTTGCTTGATTCTTTTCGCTACCGATTCAACACCACTCAATCGAGCTTTTTCTCCATCAAAAGCTTCAATGTGTTCCCTTCTGAACCTGGCAACATGCTCAGGTCTCGCCGAGTCACAATAGAAGGGCACTCGTGAGCCGTAACGCTCTTGAATCCCCTTCGCGATTTCTACCCAATAATCTATTTCTTCGTGTTGTTTTGCGTGTTCTTCAATTAGGAATGCTGTTCCATCGTCGGTCTCTCCGATAACAACAATACTTCCCCAATGCTCATAACCCCAGTCCACTCCACAATAAAACTTTGATAGACTTGGCAGGTCATCTGAACGAATATAATGCTTACTCGCATCGAAATCTTGATAAACAACTCCATCTGCGGAGACCCACAAACCTTTAATGTCTCTATCGTAAAACATGCCGCTAGGTGTACTTTCCTTAATATTTGTTCTGTACCTCTCAGATAAAAAGACATTGTCGTCTAATTGGAAATGGAATGAACGAATATTGCTGCTAGATTTATCAATGTATTCTTTTTTTAACCAATGTTCAGGGTTATCAGGGTTAGTATCGGCAAGTATCCTTGCATCAGTACCAGAACAGCGAGAAACGATTTCGGCAAACACTTCTCGTTTCGCTAGAGACGCTTCATTAATGTATGCCCCAAACGCTGTCATCCCTCGAACCGCGCCTACCCCAGATATGTTCCCGGTGTATGCCTGAACTACTTTTACCCCAAATAGTTTGAAGTTTCCATGTTTGTCAAACTTTGGATCGATGTTATACATGTTGTAAAGCTCTTGTAAAACATTTTTCTGAATAGTTGCGCTAGAAACACCAGCAAGTATATACATTGGTTCTTTGATATTCTCTCGATCAGCAATCTTACGAACCCTACGCAACTCAAACAAGAAAAGGTCGTTGTTAATTTTGGTTTTTCCCGATCTTTTTGCTCCATGTAAAAGAGCGATAAACCACTCTTGATTTACGGTCTGATTTAAAACTTCAATCTGTTTTTTAGAATAGACATCAGTCAGAGCCATCTAACTCACCACTAATCTTATTCATTAATTCGTCAAGTTTATCTTCTGTAGTCTCGTTCACATCAGAAGATTGTTGCGCTTTGCTGATTTGTGCTTCACGAAGTTTGTCTCCACCAAGGTACTTCATTAATTCACTCATGGCCTTCTGCTTGTCGTATAATTTAACTGAGACGCCATCTTTACCTTTTTTGACTTCCTGAATAAGCGTTCCGTCAACCTCATCTGAGTTTTTTAGGGCTACAAACGTTGTTAAGTAAGTTATTGGTTCACCTGTTTCTGGGTCTAACACAGGTACAGGTTTCATATTCTCATCAAGCTCAGTTTCTACTCTTGTCTGATTGCCGAACTCAGTAAAGTCGGTAATGTCTGAAAAGGCCTGCTTAACATATTCTTTTACTAAGTCTTTCGCTGTAACAAAGGTGTCATGTTGCAGTTCCCCTTTGAGCTTATGCAACTCTTCTTTAACACTAGCATTTACTAGCAGCCTGCTTCCGTTTGCATTAGCTGTCTTGTAATCAACGTCGTAAGCTTGCTGATACGCTTTTGTCGCATTGAAGTGTTGCAAATAAAAAAGACAGAACATTTTCTGTTGCTCTGTCAGATCGTCATTATCTATGACTGGTTGCAACTTTTTTTGTGTGCGCCCTTTTTCTTTTTTGTGTGCACCCTTTTTAGGTGGCGGATCACTAGCTTGTTTCTGCTTATTCCACTTCCTAGACTTCCAAGCTTTGACAGTGTTAATGGATACATCGTACTTCTCAGCGATATCTTTATACTTCATACCTTCTTGTCTGTCCTTATAGGCTAACTCCCATTTTTCCACACTAGCTCCACCACCTTTCTATATGTATTTACTGATATTCTCCTGCACATGCTCCTCTTTCCAATAACCAAACCCACAATAGACCATCTTGCACTGATCAATCTCAACCGGCGTTGCTTCCCTGGTCATTTCTACGATCGAGTACTTCGCCTTCATCTGAACAGACATCACCACCCGTTTATGTTGACCTCTCATTG